AGGAAACCTGCCGAAGCAGATTAACGTTACAGCTTCAACTGTAAGGTACCCAGCGGAACCTATAGCCGATCACGGAGTCCCGGGGCGAAATGCCCCAGGCCCCATGGCCGGTACCATAGAGTGCGCAGGCTAGCACAACATCAGGCCGGAAGTGTCTCCAACTTACCCACCCGGGGATGGGGGTGTAACACTTGAAGTACCTGATGCTGTCCTTCCATCGCAATTGCCACCTCGATTCGTCGTCGTGAACAACGATGTCACCGAGATGGTCAGGGCCGCGACAATCACGCACAGTGCGAGGAAGTGCGTCCAGGACGCAGAACCAAGCACGAAGCGGATGCCGTCTCTCTTGATCTGAAAAACAGATTTTCGAGAGTCTTCTGATGCCATTTGCGAAGGAGATGAGTTTTGATGGCTCATCGGGATCACTCCTTAAAAAGAAAGGTCTGACATCTTGACCTAGGAAGTAATCTCCACCGCAGGACTCCCGAAAGGGGCCCGAGGTGAAGGTCTTCTTTGGGTTAGGTGTAAAACCTAGGAGCCTAAGAGCCGCCAAAACTACATTCGAGACTTCGGTTGGACAGATTATGTCGTCGCCGAAGGTGAAGACGTTCACGCCGTTAATCGGTTCCACGCCGCCAAGGCGGCAGCAGACCCGGGTGATGGCGTTGAAGAGAAGCGTCTCCAACTCGAAGGTATACCCGTTGCCCATCGAGCTGAATTTCTCCAGCTTGACCCACCGACCCTCAATCTGGGTAAAGGGGGACCGCAATTGGTCTAAACGATCAAACCAAGCGGGGGGAAGCACGGCTTTCACAAGGCCGTACGCAACGGTATCGCTAGCATTGGTCAAGTCAATAGTCGCAAACTCCCCTGAGAGGGAGGCAGCACAAGCGACCTGCTTGTGCAACGACTGTGCGTTGACTAGATCCAAACCACGTCTACGAAGTCGCTCTCTAAGCTGGCTCCCCAAGGGAAGCTGATAGAAAACGTTGATCGAGGGCTCAACACATATCCCTCTATCCTTCGTCGCGTCTTTTGGCACCGTAAGGAAGCGATTCCCACGGATAAGACGAACATGGTTCTCTGGTGAGTGCGCGCGTCGAGCGCGCCCCCATGCATTCGCACTCCACCCATAATCAAACAGGATGGAGCCAGAGGTGACAGTCGGGTCCGAGGTCATTTTGTCAGCTATCGTTGACAAGAATCCTCTGTCGCCATACGTAGTACCCGGCCCAAACTTACCTTCCGTTTCCGGAGGGTCTGGAGAGTACCCAATCAGATAGCAAACTTCTTTACGCACCAGGTCTACGAGAAACCTGAGCGACTCACCCCACTCGCAGTATGGACTGCCAGGGAGCAAATAGTCTAGCCTCCGATTGGTTAGATGACACTGCGCCTCAGCAGAATAGAAGTTCTTAACGGCAGCGGCCTTGCGGTCGATGGTCGTCTCGAGATCTCCGTACTTGCGAAGCAAACCAACAGCTGACGCATCCCTGCGATAGCGGTCGGCACTAGTGTAATCACGTGGATCAACCTCTAAACGAGCAAGTTGGTCCCACTCCTCGTTCTCAATCAGTTTCGCAACTGTGAGAGCGCGGGGTGTGGCGAGGTCAGCGCATAGAGCGGTGACCGAAGCACGAACAACAGCATTCAGTGCCACTTGGTAGTCCTTTCAGAAATTGCAGCAAAAGCCCTTGTGGGGCTTAAGAACGGCGACGATTAAGTCGCGCTGTATCCCGACTTGAAGTGGTCTTTCATCAGTGTCGTCGCCAGAAGGTGAAAACACTGCGAAATGGCCTCATACGTGTCGGTAGTGGCCATGTCCTTTGGAATAAGGAAGGAGCCATCTGCAACCGCTTTCTGAACCACGCTCGTCACGCCAGTGGTCGTGTTCGTCGCGATCTGGGGATAATGCATCCGCCAGTCAAAACGACGACCCGTACCCGGCCCGTTGTCCCTCGCCGTCAGACTAAAAGTCGGACGATGAGCCAGCGCGCTACCGACAGTTTGTGACTGCCAGACCGCCGCCGAACGGTCACCGCTAGACGGAGTGACGAAAGTCCACTGAATATCAGTGACGCCGTCGTTCTTCTTGATGGTGATGTTAGAACCAGCAGGCATTTACTTAACTCCTTTCAGGAGCTGTTGGGTAAGGAGAGAAACCGCTGTCATAGCCCGAGTCGCAGAGATGCGATCCGGGAGCTGAAAGCGGAGCTTTGGTCCGGCAATGCCGGGGGACCTGGAGAATACGACCTTTTGTTTTGAAAGGTTCTTCCACGCTGTTTCTACTTTCCACTCAATATGAGGAGGATCCCCAACACTTAATGGAGTTCGATTCATCGCGTTCGAGTTGAAAACCTCGACCAGGTTCTGTTTCTGAGAGGTCCACGCATCTGTGATTTCAAGGCCAGCGAAGTCTGACCAACTCCGGATGAAGTTGGAGACGTTACCAAACCAGTCCACCACAAAGGACCAGGGGGTGAGTTCCCAGAGAACAGAAGCAGGGTTGACAAGACCCAGTTGATTGGCAAGGTACAGATTTGGATTCTGCATCCGCACCTTAGCTCCGACCCACGCATTATAGCGGTGGTAAGAGCCCGTCTGGATGGTTGAGAAACCACCATACGGACCGTGAGTTGTCACGGGAGCATTCACAGCGTTCTTAAACGCCATGCCCACCCCGCGAATCGACAACTTCGGATAAGGAGACTGCAATACTTCTATTGCATCGCCAATGTCGGAAATGAGTGGCTTCCAGCCAAACCAAGTCTCCAGCCAGAAATCGGCTACAGTCTTGATCCCCTTCTTGAGCGTTGGACGGTCTCCAGTGAAACCGACGGTGAGCTCACGATAGGCTCGTGAAGGACTATGAGGTAAGTGCCGAAGGACACGACTCAGGTGTCTAACCCGTGTCGCGACCATAGCCATGGCTTGTTTGCGCTCACCAAGAGTGCTACCAAGCTGGGCGGAGTCTCCGACAGACTCGTAGAGCTTCTCATAGGCCTTATTTAACGCCTTAGTCTTCAAGTCATCGTCGATAGGTATGCTCCATGCCGTAGAGTTATACTCCAACGGGTCAGAGCTGCTGAACGACAAACACTTGATGACAGTCCTACTGTAGGTAAGCGGCAGCGTGAACGGAGGCTTCTGTCTATAGCCGGTCGAGACCGACTCATAGACGATAGGCCGAAAGCCCGCAGCGTTCGCTCCGCCTAAGTAGGACTTCGTTACGGTATATGGGCCAGTTACTGGTGCAACCATCACGGTCACCCCAGCGAACAGCCCGATACCGGACAACTCAACGACTTGTCAGGTCGGCAAGTTGACAGCCCGTGGATTGGGCACTCGGATTGGCAATCCGAGTCGACGAGATAGATCTCTCCTCGCAGCAGAAGGAAATTCACCAAGGCCACCAGATCGTCGATCTGGAAGCCATACTCCATCCCGAACCCGTACTGGACGATCTCTTCGCCAAAAGGAGACAAATAAGTCTCCACCTGGAAAGAGCCATTGTCGAATAGGGTGCGAACGATGGGCATGTGAATCTCCTGGTGTTGCGGGGGGG